CACTGCCTTAACCCGGAATAGCTCCGCATCGCCCCTCAGAAGCCACACAGGGCCGTTTGTGTCCGTACCCGCTCCATAGTAAGCACCAAGGCTGTAGCGCGTCACCACGGTCAACCAGTCGAGTTTGTCCCTTCGGACGTACAAATCGGTCATGCCAGTGCCGGTGTCATAAACACTGGTAACTGTATTAGGATAATCTGATGGATGTACTTTGGTTGAGGCGGTTACTTTTTTGTCCGGGTCTTTCTTGACTGTTTCAGGGAGGCCCAAGTCTCGCTTAACGCGATCTTTATAGACCACCACAGGTCTACAATCCAAAGTTTCAGATTTCGCATTTATAAGTTCCTTCGATGGCGGCGCGAGGACGGAAGGTAGCGAAGGCTTGATGGCGTTATAGGCACAGACGCCACCGGCAACGAGCAGTCCGAGGACAAAGCCTATAGCCATGTTTTTCATTGCACCGGCACCAGCTCACCCTTCTCAACCTTAAACGCCTTCACAACGGGCTTGCGGCCTTCGTTCTGAATCTGGAACGTGTAGGCTCCGCCCTCGACCACCGCAGGCTTGATATTGCCTGCCGCCACGTACAGGCCAGCGGCAACAATGCCAGCGGCCAGCACGGTAGTCGGCTCAATGTTGTACACAACACGTTTCACGTTGTAGTACATGGTTCTGACTTTGCCGGTTGGTTTCATTATCTGGCCTCGATCAAGTAACGGTTCTGGATGCTGTCCGGTGTCACGTCATTGGTCTTCACCACCGGGCCGGGATCTGGCAACGGTTCCGGCACGATGTCTGGCAGGCAGGCAGACTTAAAACTTTTCAGCTTCGGCTTCGATAACGTGAACAGCCCTTTAATGGCTGGCCACACATAGGCGTCGATGGCCGGAATGCCGAAACAGATGGTGCCAGCCGTTGCCAGCGCGTGTTTCAGCGTGTCGTCACTGTCTTTTTCGAGCAGTAGCAGATATTTGTTGTTGATGGTCGTCCCACCGCAACCGTGATGGCAGTCGCCGTGGCCGCCGCTGGCGCTAGTTGGAAGCGGGAAGACCAGCATAATACCGAGGATGATAATCAGATAGGCGAACGCTTTCGAGACTGATGTCATTTTACACTCCTCATTTTCTGGTTTGTTTTCAGATCTTCGCTCCATATCCTCAAAGTCTCATAATCAGATTGAGTCTTGTTGGGCTTGGCCTCCAAGGCACCGATCTTCTTGCTTAGGTCCGTGATCTGTGTGTCATACAGGAAGTCGTTCTTGATGGCTTGCGCCTCTACCTTTAATTCCACGACCTTGATGTCTTCCTTGGTCGGTACTTCCTTGGCGAACCAGTAACCGCCACCTGCGACGCCACCGATGACGGTGATCGTGCTGATTGTTGACAAGATAGTGGCAAGGCTCATGGCAGTTTGTCCTCGGCAGGTTTATCGCGGTATGCCTCGGCGATTTTGGCGGCGGCATCGCGGACGACGTATCCTGTCAGAAGCCCGAGCACACCTGTCACCCAATTCTCACCGGTAATGTGTCCTGATAGCAATAGCGCTGTGCCTGTTGCAAACCCCAACAAGACCAGCTTGTAAGTGACCGACTTAGTGCCACGGTAATCCAGGTTGCTCATGGAACCTTCTTCATTAAATCTTTCATGGCGTCGCGCGCAGCAGGATATCCATACTTCTCAAGTCCGATGTGGCCTCTCTGCCACGGCTCGACGAGGTTCGTTGCGATCCATACCGCCAATGGTGTCCGGTATCCGTAATTCGCTACACCCTTTTTATCTGGTGTGCGCTTCGAGATATACCGGGTGAGTCTCATCGAGAGCGTGGTCTCGTGTGGTAACTCCCAGAACATTACCGTGGCGACGGTGACGTTGAAGAGGATGTCAATGATTAACCCTGGTATGGCGAACGTCACAAGCAGGATCTGATAGGCGAGGCGCTTTTTGCGGTTGTAGGCGACGTTGAGTGTCACCCAGAGTGCCCAGAGCACTACCCCGAGACCGATGGTGTATGCGGTGTAAAGCATAAACGGACGGCTGGTGATTATTGCGCTGGCGATACTTGTCAGTATGGCTTCGAGCATGCTTCCTCCTAAGTGATGGTGATCAGCACTTCTTCCCCTCTCGACCAAGCGTAGCTCATCTTGAGAACCAGGGCATGGAATGCGATGCGTGAATTCCTGATGTAATTATCCACCCGTTCCGTCCCGACGAGGATACATCCCTCCGTGTCGTCGGAACTATTCCCTGAATGTATCCTGATTCCCTCGAAGCCTGGCACATCGAGGAGGTGCGGCATGTCCCGTCCGTACTTCGGGGACCAGTCCATAACGACCTTGTACGTCCCCCTTGGGATTGCGGTGCGTCCGAAGACCTTCTTTTCCTTACCGTCTTCCAGATGCCGGTCGGTGTCTTCGAGGGAGAAGCATTCGCGTTCTTTCAGTCCGTCGATAAATATCTCCCCGGTGGTGCTGTAGTCGGTGAAGATGTCGCGGTGCAGCTCGAGTCTCATTTTGTTTTCCTTTTCGGTGAATATCCGCCATATACATAGTTCTCAATCATCCTGTTGGTGTTTTCTACCTTCGCCTCAAGTCCCGCTAATCTCTCCGACAGCTTTGCCTGCTCGCGCTCTCGGGTCTCGAAGGCATCAAGTCGAATGTCTTGCTTGTCGTTGACTTCCAGGATGCTGTTAACCGTCGAGTCGAGTTTGGAAGCGTACCATGTGAATGATATTGCATTGCCGACAAGCCCAAAAAACACAATGACCAGTCCGATGATGACCGATACCGTGATGCGACGTTCAAGATGCCAGTTCCTGCGCTCTGGGCTCCCTTGGGTCTTTTGACTTTTTGTTACTTTCATACTGCATCTCCACCGTATTGATAGCCTTCAATTACAGTAGGATGGAAAGCCGTTGCTCCGTCACTACCGACAAGAAAAGCCCAGCTGACCGTACCTGATTCGCGGTTCCCGTACTGGACCCACAATTCCAGTGTGTCACCGGCCTCGAAGCTCACATCGTCGTCAAATGGATCCCCCGCCCCGCATTCATACTCCGTTTCGTATATTGTTCCTGATGAGTAGTGCCATAGCCCAGTATCAGCGCCGTTCTTGTATATCAATCCATAGACGTAGGGTGTAGTTGGGCTGTCACCGAAGTATATGTGCATGTGGACCCTTAGTGTCCCGCCACGCTGCAGCGTGACTTCGGCGACCTTCACACGGTCTGTGACCGCTGTGCATCCAGATTGTGCGTGCAGAAAATAATCTCCCGCTGCGTAGTTGACGAACTTGCCAAGCGTGAAGCAGCCGGCGCGCATGGTGGCGGTCGTCACGGCCTCGGCGCCGCTGACTTGGTTAAGTGCTGCTGTCTGGAACTTGGGTGCTCCGCTTAATCCTTGAGCGAGCGCTGTATGGTTGTCCTGCATCAGGCCCATCTTGGATGCTGTGAGAATGGATCCGAATGCGAACTCGTTATTAGACCAGCTCATGGTGATGCTCCATGTGACTTGAGCGATGTATTTGCATCACATAGGAGCTGCAGGCGCCAAGGGGCCAACCCTTCTGCTACTGCGCTGCTACCCTTGATATAAAGTTGTATCAGATCCCCAGCTACGAAGCTCACATTCTCGTCCCATGATGTCTGGCCCTGGGCGAAAGTCCGTGTGCGCTCTGTTCCTACGGGAGAACCGTTTTTGTATAGCTTGGCAAAAAATGTTTCCAGCACCCCAGATCCTGTGAGCCAGATTCTACTTGTTACTGTGCCTCCCCTTGGCATGTAGTATTCCGCGACCTTGGAATATGTGTTCGATGGATCCGTTGCTTGGTCCAGCGTGTCGGCCTCGACGTATCCAGTGCCGGCCGCGTAATCCAGCACCTTCGCCTGTGTTATTGAATTGGCGCGGATGGCCGCCGTGATGACGGCCTCCGATGAAGAGACTTGGTTGAGGGCTGCCGTCAATATCTTAGGCGCCCCTGAGGCGCCTTGTGCGAGGGCGAGGAAATTGTCCTGTTGCAAGGCCAGCTTCACGCTTGTCAGCAGCGAATTCAGTGGGTAAACGAGGGATGTCCAGGTTGCCATCAGACGGTGATCTTTGCCAGGGTGATGTTCTTCGCGCGCACGGTGGCGTTCGTTACTGCCTCTATACCGGGTGTCTGCTCAAGTGCGGCTGAGAGAATTTTAGGCGCGCCCGATGCACCCTCCGCGATGGCGAGGTGATTGTCCTGCAGCTGTTCCATTACTGTGCTTGCCAGGATAGCGCCAGCCGAGAAGGATAGGCTAGTCCAGGTTGCCATTGTGTTCCTGCGCGCAGATAAAATCGGCCACTTTCGCCATATGCTTCGGGCAGATCCAAGGGTTCGGCCTGTCGATTACCTTTATACCATGCAGTTGTCCCCAGCCTGGCCAGCCTGCTCCCTCAGTCTCCTCTTGGGTTGATTCCTTGCAGTTTGGTACGTCGCATGTCGCTGTTCTTAGCATCATAGCAATAAGTCCGGCCCGTCTAGTGTGGAAACATCCAGGTAGAAACCTCCGACGAGTTGTGAGGCGTCCACTTCCAAATCCATGCGCCCTGATTCCATGTCGAGCTTATGTTTCATGATTCTCCATGATTGTGCAATGCCGGTCTGCGGTTCGTCGATGGCGATGGTCTCGCCAATGACATGATGTAGTGGCATCAACGGGACTTGGATATTCACGCGGTCGTATGGCAGGCCAGCCGTGGAAATCACGCGCTGCGCGAGATTCAGGGCATTGGCGCTGTTGACATACCAGATAGACTCGTCTTTTTCTACGGATTCCCGGACTGCGAAACTGTTGATTGATGCTGTGCTCTGGTCGAATACATTGATGGCCCAGTACCCTGATTCTGCGCGATAATCACCATAGACCCATTGGCGGTTGGTCATGTCGGTATCATCGACCGATACGGAAAGGCCCAGAAGCTGGTCGTTCGAGAGAGCGGTGACGGCGGTGCTTGCCAGCGTGAATCGATAGAAGGCGAGCTTGTCGTTCTGCTGTGTGATGGCGCTGCGCGTGTATCGGCTGATTTTTCTGAGGCATTCTGCGACCTTCTGACCCTCGAATCTGGCTTGTACATAAACGCTGTCGTTACTGAATGTCGCTGCCCAAGATTGGAAGGTCTGCCAGTCTAAGTCAGTATTAGCCGAGCTCTGCGTGGCGTCCATGCCTCCGTAGCAGGTGACAAGCGTCCAAGCGATGTCCGATGGCAACTGACTGGCTATGCTGAAGACGGCAGGGGCATCCGATTTCCCTACCACCCTTTGCGCGAACAGACGGAACTTGTCAGTCATGCTGATGGTGCAGTCCCCACCGTTGTAGGTAGCCTTATCGACGGTCCCGAGATGCACGTTGATGAGTTCATCACCGCTGGTCGGATGGGTAAACCCCAATTTCAGGGCGGTAGCCTTCCGCATGTTCACTTTGTCGGTGCGGAAAAAATTGAAGGTCTGCTCGTCGTTTTCCAATGAGATTGTGGCGCTGATTGATCTCAGGTCATCCCACTTCACGGACACGCTCGGCCAGCGCTTCACATAGCGCGAATAATCGCTGCCACCGATGGTGAAGACGCGCTTGATCGGCGGGTGCTGGGTTTGTGCTTGGGCGATAAACCAGCTTGTCACGGCGTAGGTCATCAGTAGCCTTCCAGATCAATGCTGCCTTTCCACCTGTCGAGGAGAGGCTTTTGGTGTACGGAGAGTGGCAGAGTTCTATTCGTGATGGTCCCGGATACCACGATAGTGTTCTCGTCGTCGAAATAGACCAGCTTCTCTTCGGCCTTCCAGAAGCTATTGATGAGCGTCGCATCCCGGCAGTTCACGAAGGCTAGTGGGATGGTCGCACTATCCCTATGCCCCCAAGTGTAGCGGTACTGCTTCCCGCTTTGGCTTTCGTGCTTCGACTCGTGGCGTTGGCCTTTGAGAGTGGCGCCTGGGGTTGGGAGCATGACCGCTTCGAGGCTTCCTACCAGTGCCGCTGCGCCTGATGTGACAACCCACGGCCCGAGGCCGTAGATCGGATCGGTGGTGAAGTCGAGACCGCCGTCGCGGACCTGGACGTGGCCAACATGAATACCCGCCCACGGTGCGTCGCTTGTGGTCTGCCCATATTGGGGGTAGATATACGTCTGCCGTTGTGTGCCTTCAGCTATCTGCGTATTGACCGTCATCCATGCAATATATATCTGCTGGTCATTCGCAGACCTGTACGGCGTCTCGAATACTCCATAGCTGCTCACATTCGCAAGAGCAGTATATGAATTGACCTTCTTGGTCGTCGGGTTTGCATATAAATAAAGTTCGTGTGAAATGTTAGATGCAGGGTTGTACAGATTCATTGCGAAGGTCGATGAATTATCGACTGCAAATTCCATGAAGAAGGTCTGTTCTCCCGTAAGCCACACCCCACAACTGTTGGCGATGTGGTAGGTAAAATAGTCTGCATAACTCGACGTATCGGTAGTCTGGCGTATCCCTGCTAACCGGCGACCGTTCTGCAACAACAGAGAATTACCCAACGACGCACGTCCGGTCCAGTACCCGAAGTCATCGACTCGCGACCAGATGTGATTCTGGTACTGCTTTGCCAGCCACCGCATCAGTACCCCTCCAGATTTATACTGACCGTCCAGCGGTTCTCATATGGCTTAACCTGTTTCGCAACCGGCGGGCTGCTCTCATCGATGAAGACGGAGGTGATGGCGGCGAACGGATCATCGGCATCTCTCATCAGGATCGGCGTTCCGTCTCTCCACCATTTGTTGATGGTGTGAAGGTCACGCGTTGAAAGCATGTCGGCATTCAGTTTGTAGCGTTCCCGATTTCCGTAGACGTACCGCGCCCGCGCGCCTGCGGGTGTTTTCGATTCATCGAAGTATTTTTCGGAGCCGCTGGTGGAGTCCCATTCGGTGTCTATGTTTACTGTTCCGCCTATGTTCCACGAGGTAGTCGTCGCAACATAAGGCGCCAGTGGTGCAGGTCCTAAATTCGGGTGCCAGAGATAGAAACCATACCCACTCGTACCAGTGTACTGAACGGTCGGGACAGAATTCCCTGTAAAAAAATAGGAATAAAGATTTCCGCTGCCAGATGGTCTTGGTGTCTCGCTGGAGACGATTCTCACATAGAACCAATTGTCGGTCATCAACGAGAACGCGTCGACATACCCATACTCTTGAACTGATTGACCTGAAGATATCCGGAAAGATATTAGAGGTCTTCCAGCATCTTCCCAGACCTGATGTAATAGATAGTTTCTCTCTCCCGCTTTCCAGAAAAATTCCGAAACAATTTGCTCACCGAAAAGATCGTTCGAGCTTGCGATGATGTTATAGAGCGCATGCTGGACACTATTTGCACTCGTTTCCATAATCTTCGTCGCCGATGCCGTGCCATCCGGTGCCAGCACAGCGGTTGACGTTTCTAATACAGTGGCGTTACTCTGCCCCCAATTAGACATCGTCTCTGTCCATTTCAATCTATTATTCGGCGTGAACAGTGAAACCTTGCTCATCTCGCGTACCGCTCAACAAAGTTCGGCCTAACGCCCTGCTTATCCAGCACGTTGAAAGCGGCGTACAGCTTCCCGGCCACGACTTCCCTCAGTTCCCGGTCGTCCATTTTCATCAAGGAATCGTAGCTGGTGGCGTTCTCAAGGATGTGCACTTCCATTGTCTGAACGGTGAAGCTATCCCCGCCCCCTCCTCCTCCCCCGAGGAAGTTGGTGAGGTCTCGATTCTGTTCCGGCTGGATGACGCGCTCGCCCTTGTCGAGCAGGTACGAACCTTCGCTCGGGACGTTGGTCATTCCGGCATGTGCCTGGCCCATCTGTTGGGAGCGGATTGACTGGACGTTCGCCATCCCCAAGGCGAGCGCCGCTATCGCGGCGATAGGTCCAAGTATCCATCCGACGAAGGGGATTGCTGCTGCCGAGGCGTAGGCGCCGGTTGCGGCGGTGTAAGCGTTGATAGTCGCTTGCGCGATTGCGGCAGCTTTGCCGATCCTGAATCCGGCCTTGCTCTGCGTCTGCATGAGGCCTGTCAGGCTATTCAGTGATGTTGATGTGTAGGCCAGCTGCTGATCAAGCGTCATCTTTGATACTTGCAGGCGCGCGGCTTCCGCCTGGGCGATGACGTTTCCGAGTTTCGCCTGCTTCTTGATTTCGAGCTCGATAATGGCGTTGTCATATTGTTCTTTCGTGATCAACTGGTTGGCGTAATTCGTCTCGAGGCGCAGGCGTTCGGCCTCGTCCCTGGCGAGGGTGATCTCGTCTTGAGTCAGGTAGTCTTCACCCAGAGCGGTGTTCTTCGCTTCCAGGTAGGATGCCTGCAACTCAAGCAGTCTGGTCTTCACGAACTGGTCGGCCTGTATTTGAGATAGCCCGGCCTCTACCATGAAGGCGGCTTCTTGCGATATCAGCTCGTGCTGTCGTCCACGGTATTGAGCATCAGAAATACCCAGCCCCGCGAGCATCCCGTCTTCGATCTGTTGCCTCTGGGCGGCGTAGGCTCTCTGTAACGCCAGCTCGGCGTCGACCTTGGCTTGACCGGCGAAGCGCAGCTCCTCGATCTGCCGCATCTGGAACTTGAACTCTTGGTCTAACAGGGCGAGCTTGTTCCCGGTGGCCGTCTGTTCCAGCTTGATGGTGCTGTTGATAAAGGCCTCTTGTGCCTTCCGGTAGGTCTCCAATTCAGCAGCGGCTGCTTTACTGATGTAGTTGAATTTGTAACTGCTGGCGGTCTTCGCCGATTCCCCGACACGCTTGATGCCGTTGTTGTAATCATCCATGTACTGGTTGATTTTATTAATCCCTTCCGCGGTGTTCCGCATGTCCGCATCGATTCCGGAGAAGACCTCCGTGGCGGTCTTGCCCATGTCATCCCAGCCTGACCTGATGGTCTGGCCAGCGGCTTTGAAATTACCCTCGGCGGCTTCAACTGCGGCCAGCCCTGCGTCTGCGATGAACTGCCCGGCGGCTTTGAATGAGCCGACGATGGTATCTGTGAGGCCGGTGAATATTGATTTTAACGCCAGGACGGCGGTCGCCACATGCCCCACGGTATTGACGACGATCTTACCCCACGGGACGATTGACTCCGTTCCGGTTTCCCCGAACTTGAAGATGGTCTCAATGAAGTCGTTGAAGATCGGCAGGACCATTTTGGCGACACCGCGCGCCGTCCCGACGCCGATGTTCCCGATGTTCGTCATGTTGTCGTTGAAGCGTTCGGCGGCTTTCCCGAACTCGGCGTCGATGGTTTTGTTCATCGCGTCGGCTTGATTCATGAACTTCTCTACCCCCGCACGTCCCTCGGCGAAGGCGGGTGCTAGTTTGGTGCCGGCCTTGCCGAACTTCTCAAGGAGGAGGGTGGTTCTGGCGGATGGGTCTTCGATCTGGACGAAGGCGTCGGCGATACGGAGCAGCACTTCATCGGGTGTGGACTCCCGGATGTCCTTCATCGAGAGTCCGACGGAGTCGAACGAGATGCGCGCGGCATCGTTGCCTTGCTTGGCCTCGTCGAGTGATTTGTTCAGGAACTTGAAACTGGACTCCAACTCGTTCGTGGTGAGTCCTGCTAATTCAAAGGCGTGATCCAGTTGCGAGAGGGTGTCGATTGCCACCCCGGTACGCTGTGACATCTTGCTGAATTCGTCGGCAACCTTGATCTGGTCGTTGACGAAACTCCCCAGCTTGACGGCGGCGTAGGCAACAGCTGCGGCCCCGAGTGCCTTGGTGACGCCTCCTATGGCGCCGTCAAGGTCACCGAATGCCTTCTTCGCGTCGGAGGAGTCTCCCTTGATTTTGTATTCAATTACATTCTCAGCCACGTTTCACCCTGTCGCGTATCTCGTCGGCCATTATTCTGAATGCCTCGGTCAGCAGAACTTCCTGCTCCATCCAAGGCTCACCGTCCGGGTAATCTGTCCGTTTAACGTGTGCCTTACGTTGTGAGACATCTATATCAACGCAGCTGATGAATGCCTTGTACCACCAGACTGTTAGGATGCCTCCAACGTCGTCGGGCTTGCACTCTCTCCCGAAGAAACTTCTGGCTGTACCGCTGCGGATTTTTTTGCGTCCACCTCGCTCATCACGGAGACCTGAATCAGCATCCCGAGAATTTGATCGAGCAGCGGAAGAAAATAGGACTCCTCCAAGATGTCCTTGAACTCCAGAGCGTTGCCGTCCGCGTCTTTCAATCCGCTGAGTTCCGTCACACACTCGGCCAGCGGTTCCTTCGCCACATCGACGAGCTTCGACGTCCTCAACAGGAGACCGCCGGACGACTTCTCGAACGGTTCCGATAGTGCCGGACCGATGTGGAGCATGTGTTTGTTCTTCATGCGCCTCATTTTGATCTTGAGCAAGTCTCCGTCGAAGGTGATCTCCTGCTCTACTACCTTACTGAAATGTCCCATTGCGTGGTCCTCTTTGGTTAATAAGCGGCCTGGGTATTCGCCAGGGTAATCTGCAACATCGTGGCGCTGGTCGTTGAGTACACGCCTTTGCCACTGAAACCGACTTCAATTTTCTCCGCTCCCCCAGCGACTGGTTTGAAGTCGGTGTAACGGAAAAGAGGGACGACCATGGTCAGCGTTTCCGGGTAGCCTGATTGAACTTCAGTCGCCCCTTTCATGTGGACGGTCAGGTTGCGCTCTGACTGTGAGAGGAATTGCTGGTACTCGGTCTGTGTGTCGAATATCAACGTCCCGCCCACGGCCAAGGTACGGCGGCCGCTACGGACAGTCCTGGATGGCGTTTTCGTGTTGTTGAGGGTGTTCTTATTCTCAAGGGCCTCATCCAGTTCCAGGGTCATGTCGCTCATGTCCCCGTTCGCGCCACCGGCGATGGCCACGCTGGTCACATCCCAGGTGAACGGTTTGCCGGCCGGGTAACTGGCTGCGGGCGCCACGATCTGGGAGTACTTTCCCCCCATGAAGTCCATCGACGCCTTGAGCAGTTCCCCGTTGGCGATAGAGATCGACAGCTTGCTCGCCACCATGTCGGAGTATCGGTGTGCACTTCCGGCGTCCCCCAGTATTTTGGTGAAGGTGAGCGGGTTGCTGGCGGCATAGACATCAAAGTCCGCTGTCCGTGGTTTGAAGGTGTGCGAATAAAACGCACCGGAGGTAACGGTTGTCGGTGATCCGAACATCGCCTTGAGCATCGCGCCCAAGGCTATCGGATTGGCCTCGACCTCGAGGGTTGCCTCGTTCGCGTTCAATCCCTCGTGAGTCGCGCCCTCGTCGAATCGGCCGGTCATGTTCTCTTCGACCAGAGGTTCCTTGGTGACGGCGAACCCTTCCGACAGGAAAGGGATCCAATAAATTGAGTTTGCCAGAGCCGTCCCGTATGAATTCTGGAACGACATGCCGACGTTGGTTTTCATTCCGTAGCTCATAGCGTCTCCTCTGTCTTCGACTTCTTGGTTGGTGTTGGATTGTGGGCGGTCGGAGTATTCCCGATGGCTTTCGCCTCGCCCTGGTTGATAAACTTGTCGGCGAGGTCATCCGGCATACCGATGATGTCGCCCGTGTTCGCCACCCCTACGTCAGGGATGATCCGCTCCGGTGATAGCCACTCGACTCTCTTCATATTCCTGTCCTCGTCTCGTAAATGAGTGTAATAAATGCCCACTGGAAATCCATTGTCTTGCTCTCCGTCTCATCATAGCTGTATTCGATGTGTGCGGTGTTGAGCATACCAACCTTGTTCTTGATCGTCAGGTCAGAAAGCACGGCGGTCATCACATGATTGACAGCCTCTTCGAGAGCATCCTCGGCCTGCGGTCCGTTCGCCCCGTGTGCCTGGACTACCAGCTTCACGGTGATCTTGGCCTTCCATGAGTTCGCGTGATGGCCTAGCGCCCAAGGTTCGTAATCGACGTCAGTCCGATATACCCCAACCCACGGGGTCCTCGCGGGGTCGCGGTTCACGTATTCACCCCGCTCAACGTCCTTGAAATTACCCTCGATGATCTCCGGGTGCTCCTTGAGCATCTTAACGAAGCTGTCGGTGATCTCGTTGGTTTTGATAAGGGCGCTCATGAGTTCAATGCCTTCTTATTCCACGCCGCCATGACCTCGCGCGCGGCACGCGTGACCTCTGCTTTCGCAGGGTTCTTGTCGGGGAGCATGGGCCTTGCTGGGAGTCCTTCTTCGCCCTTGTGGTGCGGTTTCGCATACGGCAGGTCTGATCCGATGCCGGCCTGTTTCTTGTCTGCGAATGGTGTGAAGCTGGCCCTGAGCCTCCCGGTGTCCTGCAGGAGCTTCGCGGAGGCGTCGAATGTCCGGCCCTTCGAGTTGGTTTTCCACCTCCCGCCGACTTTGAACGGCGCCCACCCGCCCACCTTACCGCCTTCGCTCTTGAAGTTCTTCTGTACCCATTGATCAAGCAGAACCGCAGCTTGTGCGAGCGGTGTCCTCAGGTTCATCACAGCGTCACGCTTCACTCTCAGGCGCTTCCTCAGCTCCTGGGCGGTTGGTTTGATCGTTACCTCTAACTCATTTTTAGAGGCCACGGTCGTCTTGCTCCGCTTCGATCTGTGCCGAGGATGGCAGGGAATACTCGATAGGCCCGATCCCGTGTACCGGGTGATAGGCGTCGGTGGTGCTGTATACCGTCCCGCCCACGGTTTGCAGGGTCTCGCCGCTGGTCGTCATCATTTTCATACTGCCGTTCAGGAGCATGTCGATTTGTCCTGACACGTAACTGGTAACTGCTGCTGCTTTTTCGTTGTCCTTGTACCGGTACAGGCGCGCGAAGGTAAGGTCAATTGCCAGGTCTTTCGCCGTCATATTGTTGGTACTGAATGGCACGGTGAAGCCTCTCGATAGCCGCCCCTCTAATTCCGCGATAGCGAACGGTACCCACGAGGAATCGGCTTGAGTCGCGTCGGCGTGTTTCAGCGTCTCGGGATAGCGGCGGTTGATGTCTGCCCAATCAATCAATGGCATATTAGTTCACGTCCTTAATGACGGCGCGGTATGGTGTCCTGTTCTTGTACGGCTTTCCGGCGATGGTCGCAAGGGTCTGCGCTACATAATAGCCCGGTGTATTCGGGATGGTATGGAGGTGATAGTAATGCCCATCACCGGAGCTGATCATTGTCCCGGAATCGACCAGTGCTTCCGCTCCGTCGAATGCCGTGGCGATGATCGCGCTCGGCGTGACGCCTGAATTAACCCATCTGATCTTGACGGTATCCCCACAAAGGAAGTCTTGCGTGCTCATAGGTTTCGCATCTCCATCACTACTGGCTCGGCTCTCTCGATGTTTAGTCTAGCATCTGACTTGTCCAATGCCATCACTACTGGCTCGGCTCTCAGGCTTTGTAATACGAATCCCAGCAGGAGTTGATAATACGTGATCTGAGTGGAAAGTGAATCCTGTGCGTCTGCGTCGTCTCTCAGTATCCGATCCAGAAGCGCGAACCGGAAGGCGTTGTCGGCGGCTTCTACCGGATCGCTGATCGTTCTGCCAAGCATCAGCACGCGCGCGGTGTTGTCGGCGGTGGTGAGTGTATCGATCACTGCCCGGACTACTGAGGCGCTGTACCAAGTGCCGTCCCGTGCATCCACGGACTCAGATTCCCTGCGGTACATCTTAACCGCCCTCCTCACCGCGTCCTCGGCACTGATCCCGTCATTCAATAGCCTGGTAACGATCAGGACGCCTGCCAAGGTGATAGTCGAGGCGAAGATGTCATCTGCCGATGTGAAGTCGATGATTCTCCGGTAGGCCACAATAAACCGGCGCATCTCGTCGGTTGCCCCGGCGGTATCGGCGACCAGCGTCATCATCCTACGTGAGCGCGCGAGGGCGTCTTCTGTGGAGGCTGTGTCTTCCGTCCTCCGGTATGCCTTGGTCCCTCGGGTGGTGTTGTCCTGTGCGGTTGTGGTGTCCGTGGTCCTGTGGTTCAGGAGTGCGGCCCTTTGTACCAGCTCCGAGATGTCCACCCCGTCATTCAGGAGGCGAGACACAATCAGGTATCCGCCTTCGGTGATCGTCCTGATCAGGGCGTCCGTGACAGGCGTCGTGTCAACCAGAATACGGATGAGCTGCAATAATCTCTGGGCGGAATCGATAACCTCTGTGCCGTCGTTCGTCTTCCTGAAGGCTTCTATCGCCCGCTGCATCCGGTCGGTAAGACTGGCTTGGTCGTTCGTCGTCCTGCCCATCTGAGCTGATCTCATCACGGCGTCTGTTGGGTTAATTCGTGTCTCTCTGGCGATACGGTTCAACTTACGCGCTCTGGTCAGGGCGTCGGCCAGTGTCAAGATATCCGTCGGCATTTGCCGGTATGCCTTCGTTCCTCGGATCGGGCTGTCGGTGGTGCTTACAGACTCACTGATAGTCCTCGTGTAGTTGGTGCCGCCTAGAGCATTCGGCCTGATCTCGAAACCAATGACCGAGTTTTCGTCTGCTGGAGTAGTGGCCGAGCCGCCCGTGATGGTCCCGGGGTCGGCGGTCGGGGTGGCCGTTTGCAGCTGGCACATGCAGCCCTGTGCGCCGATGGTCGAGGTGAAAAATTCCGCCAGCGCTTCCGTCCAGTCACCACCAGACTCGCCGGTAAAGCTGTCGAGCGTGTTGTTGTCGTCTTGAGATACAAGCGCGACCGCCAGCGCCCCGGCGACCGTTGTCGTTACAGTTGGTGCCTGCGGTGATGTATCGCTGGGGATGTCGCTGAAACTCGCGGCAGGAATGACATCGGTGATGCTGCCGGAAACGTATCCGCTGAAGCTGTAGATGCGACCGAAGCGGCCGGCCGTGCCGCCCGCCGTTCCGAAATTGATGGTAGCGCCGTCCTCGGTGCCGGCGGCGAGCTTTCCGTAAACGTAGGCGCGCCCGGTCGGGGTGCCGGTGCCAAGGCCCGCGCCGAGTCCTGAAACGGTGTAGAGCCTTGTCCAGCCCGAGGGGTCGGTTGGCTCGGTTGCGTTGTCGAGCCAGATGACATGCCCGACAAGGATGTCGTTTGCATCGACTGTCGCGGGGCAGGCCAGTGCAAGCTGCGCGCCGGTGGTTTCGGTGCCGCCACCGGCGCCTGCGGATTTATAGGCGATAGGCATTTATGTTGCCATTATTTGTGTACGCTTTTGGTGGTTATCGTGAACACCCCGCCGGAAACAACCAGCAGCCGAAGCGCATGGTAGTAGTGGCCGACGAGTCTCACGGGCATGGCTAACTTCCCACCGCCTCAAGCGCGCCCATGGTCGCCTGCGGTTTGGCGCGACACGGTGGTGCCAGCGGGGCGGCGGCGAGGCCAGGGCCGCAATCGGGCCAGCTACCGGGGATCGGCAGCGGGTCAGGCGTTGGTGCTGGGGCCGTTTGATCGGCAGCGGGCGCGCCATTCTTTCCGCAGGCCACTATTCCAAAACCAACCGGAAGCACGGCAGTGGTCAGCAGCGTGACGGCCCACAGCCAGCGCCAGTCTCTCCTTATCCTCACAAATTGTGAGACCCGATGCTGATCTCTGCCTGTAACAGCAGGAAGTCGCTCGCCGCCAATGTGGCGTTGACCGAATTGGTCAGGTTGTAGGCGATACCCTGTCCGCTGCTCGCATGATTCACACAGGCCGCTGAAGCCAATGCCACGCCGGTCAGGCCGTCGGTATTCCCTGCCCACGTCATGGCCAGAATCACCGTCATTTTCGACGTGGCGAGTGTTGCCGGTGCCTTGCGACTGACTTCTCCGAATTGCAGGCCGGTGTTCCCCAAGGAGAAGGCGGTCGATACCGTGCCGATGGCCAGATACGCTATCCCGCTGGTGGTGACCCCGATGGCCCTTGATGCGAGCGCGTTCAGGCCGGTGGCGGTGACAATGTTCTTCGGGATGATGGTCTCGTCGATGGACCCATCCGCGCGCGTGATGCGCTTGCGCCACTTCACGTTGAGCGGGATGCGGTCGTGTAGCGCGTCCTGGAATTCTGCCAGGAGGCGCGCTTCCTCAGTAATATTTGGATTCATAGTTTTGGGTCCTCTCTGTCATGAGTTTCAGGAACAACTTTTCTGCGTGTTCGCGTGAGTAAAATCTGGCTGTGATGGGCGGCTGTCTCTCCGGGTGCGCCCCACCATTCAGCTTGCTGGCGTCCATCGTGAAACCGAAGTCGAAGCCCTCCCCGAGTATCTCCACGAGGGTTGAGTAGAAGCTCATATTGTCGGAATCGGTGATCATCCGCAGCTGGCCGGCGTCGAGCAGTTCACCCCAGATTGCTATCCCTGCCTTGGCGCGCTCGACCATGGCCTCGGTGACGTGCCCCCCGTTGGCCTCGGCTTCCCATCGGCACATCTGGGACAGGTCTCTTAACCACAGGAACTTCCCGAGGACGCGATCCGGGTACTTCTCCCGGTCCCTAACAAGCAGGCCGATGTTCCGCTCGAACCGTTTCCGGCGGACCTCTTCGGTGCTGTATCCGTAATGAGCGATGGTCACATCCCCCATGATGGTCGCGTGTCCGACGCCTTTGTTGATCTCGAGCTCAGGGTGTTCATGGACTACCCCGAAGAATTTGATGCCCTTACCATTACGGTAGAACCTTGATGGCAGGTCGGTTTTCATGATGCCAGCCGGCTCAACGCTGTAGTGAAGCTGCTTGATGGCATAAGCGTTGAACATATTCTCGCGGAGGTACTTCCTGACGTTCTCCGGGTGGAATAGCACCTCGTCGGCGTCGATCCAGAGTATCCAGTCGGCTTTAGCCTTGGCGGTACACTGATTCCTGGCCTCGTCGAATCCGATCTCCAAGGGTGATTTGATGTCGAACAGGAGGTCTTCCTTTGGAGAGAACCCTTTGACGTACTTCGCCGCAATGGCCCGGGTCTCGTCCTTGGTGGTCTCGTCGACCGCGACAATGATCTCGCTGGCGATGTTCTTCACGGATTCCAGGCATCTGCCCAAGCTGTGCTCGGCGTCCTTGGCGATGATACAGACCGCGAGGGTTTGGCTCGGTGCCAGATATTTGAACTTTCGTGAATAGTCGATGCGCCCGCTTGGCTGGGTCGGCTTACCGAAAACCGCGATATAACTGCCGAGGGCGTCACCGTTCCGGTCTGTGCCTCCGGTGGCCAGGTTCACGTTAAACCCTGTGTGCATACCGAACAGGTCATGCAGGTCTTGTCTTTCAAGGTGATGGACGTGCGCCCTCCACGGCCAGTGTTCCCGGTAGCCTATCGCCTCCCAAGGGCCAAGTGGTGTGGTGGTGATAAACTTCCCGCCTTCCTTGAGGTACTTCCCGAGAGCATCGATCATCTCCCACGGTGCTTCGACGTGCTCAAGAACCTCGGCGACGATGATGGCATCGAAGCTTTCTAGTGCAGGCGCTTCGTCGTCCCCGGCCACTTTAATAATGCCGACCTCAACGCTTCCGGTGATAAAAGTAGCGTTCCGTGTTCCGTCACTGTCAGCCCACTTTCGGGCTGTGGCGATATTGCTGGCGGCGATGTCGATTCCGATGAACTTGAGGTCTGGAAAGGCTTTCGCCAGATTGTTCGTATAGTGACCATGAGCGCACCCATAATCACAAACGACGCTACCAGCAGGGAGACTGCCAAGGTGACCGGCCACAGTAGCAAAACGGTTATTGTGCGTGCAATCTTCCGGCCCGTACTCAACTCCGCGCTGTTTCTCATAGTCGTAGTACCTCTCATAGTGTTCCTTCCAGGCGCGGTCGCGCGCGAAGGCGTAGCACTCCTGCATCTCTTTCGCCGCGGTATTGTCCCCCGTGTGGTCGGTTGGGTGTTCTGCAGCGTACTTCTCGGCGGCGTAGTAGTCGCTCGTATGAATGAGGCTCTTTAAGACGGTCTCCGGGTTCTTCGTGCGTTCGGCGAACAGTTCTTCAATGTGCTTCTCGAAGCCCTCGGCGGCGATTGACCAGGCGAGCTTTACACCAGCCCCGCGCTGTGCTGCGCGCATAACGTCAGGGCTAAGTAGCATGGGCCGCTCATCGCTATACTCCTCCGAAAATAAATCTACTACGGTTCCAACAAAAGACGCTTCATCGGCAACGCCGTTCTTTAGATTAATCAAATGCGAGCCGCTAAATTGGCACGTCTCAGGCAACGCACCAACGTGCGATGCGATGAACGGCAGGCCGGCTGCCATCGCTTCCATCGCCGTGATGCAGTTGTGGATAACGACTCCGCCAGCGATGAAATTATGCGTGCGTTCGACCTCCATATCGTACACATCCTCATGTCCGCATGGCTCAACACTGACGACCTTGTGATTGAAGGCCGCACCCTTGGCCGCGAGGTTCGAGCGCTTCTTGGCAGCACGACTGTCGATCCAAGCCTGCCGCTCCTCTGGAGGCATGGCGTTGACCTTTTCCCACAGCTTGTCGCCGGCTTTACTTAGTGTCTGAATCCGCTCGGCACGGAAATCCGCATCGCCTTCCCATTTCTTGCGCCAGCCATTCACGTGTGCGCGCGCGGCATGCGGCGTCTTCACTAATCCACGGAACGTCTTCTTCGCGTGATCCGAAGGCGACAGCACTTGCAGGTTGTCCGGCATGTTGTTCAGCGGGTTCCCGTCGATATGATCGACGTGGTGGCCCTTCGGAATATCGCCATGGACGTATTCGGCGATGACCCGATGCTCATGTGGCCAGCGGCCCGAACCGGTAGACACGGTAATCTGGGCATGCTTCTTCAGAGCCACCGCAGATTCGCCAGGCTGTAAGTCTTTCAACTCGACCCAGCCGCGCTTGTACGTCAGCACCTTGTGGTCCGGAGTGGCACGCAGGCATGTCCCATCGTCCCAAAGGACCTTCCAGATTTCGCGATTCTTGCCTGTTTTTGCTACCCATTTCACCTGTGACAATATGAACTTCCCGTTTTCCTCGTCGTATGACCAGACAGGGAAACCGCTCTTGCCGACCAGTTCACTGATCGGCACGCCGCGCGGGTACTTCGTATAATCACGCGGCATGTCGATGAGCGTATCGCCGACGCAACAGGAAACTTCTTCGAATTCAGAGGGGTACACAAGGGCATCACACTGCCTCATGGTGTCCGCCAACTGTTGCTTGGTCAGGCTACCCATGTTGGTGCAGTTCGGTAACTCCTCGATGCGCGAGTACAGATAGGCGTACATATCCGCGAGGTGCGGCGGGTTGTTGTCGTAGTTACAGACATAGAGCCGGAAGCGCTTATCGATCTCCCAGAGCCTTTCCATGATCCCACCCGGGCGAACGTGGTGCGCCAATCCGCGCTCCGGTCGTGAGGTGTAGAGCAGGGCGATCTCGTCCTTAACTTTCGGCAGCTTGAATCGCGGTTTGCCTTGGAATAGGTTCAGGTCCACGCCGTTTGTCACGGTCTTAACGATCTCCGGAGCCAGTCCGTAGACCTCGCAGAGCTGTTTCTTGTGCCATTCACTGACACAGAATACCGCGTCGATATTCCAGAGGCCGGCGGCGATGGAGGGCTTCTGTCGGTGAAGGGCGAGGTCGTGCATCCAGGCGATATTCAGCTTGGCCTGGAACCTGTGGACAAATGCGCCCGGCTGGCGCTGCATGATCAAGACGTCAGTCGGTGTGTTGCTGGCGTAGAAGTGAAACCGTTCCCCGAGGGGTGCCCGCTCGTTCAGGGGTCCTGCCCAGATGTATTTCACCCCGTCGAAGTTCCCCTCGTTCGGATCGTTGGTGAATATCGTTACCTTGTGTCCCCTGGCCGCGAGCTCCTTGGCGATGTAATAGGCCGCTGACTCGGATCCTCCGAGGGATTTGGTCTTGAGGGTGTCGCCGTTGAACGGCATGCCGCCACAATGAATGGTGATCAGCATGGTTGGCCCTTTGTCGTTTGCGTGGTCATTTGCGTGGTTCCTCTGTGAAGGTGGTGCGTGGCGGTCAGAATCAGGAGGATGCCGCCTTGGTCTCCTCTAATCCGCCACGCAGTCGTCCTCGATTCAACGTCCGGCGGCATCCAATCTTAGCCCTTCGGCTTGTCGGTTGTCTTCTGGCCTTGCTGCGGTGCGTCTTTCACCGGCATGCCCTTGTTCATGTCGTTCCCTCCCCATCGGGAGTTGTCCTGCTTGTATTCCTTCATCTGCTGCTCATAGTTCAAATCCGCTTTGTGTGGGATTAAAGCCATATCAGACCTCCTCTTTTTTGCGTTCAAAAACGACCGCGACGCGTTCATCATACACATACTTTTCTGTGGACTCGCCATCTTGCAGAATGGTGAAGTCGGTGGTGTCTTCGTCGTCCGGTAACATCTTGATACCGAAAAACACGTCTTTGTTCGGCCCGCAGTGTGCTGTTACTTTAACGCTAGTAGTCATGTTCGTTTCCTCTCGCACTTGGAAAAAACCCATCGGACCCGGTGTGCGTGACAGGTCCGTTGGGGAAGTTCACCATTACTTTCTTACGCGGCACAACTCTGGACGAGGAAGCCGAAGCGCGCTCCGGTGATTTTCTCGGCCTGGTAGTAACCGACCTCGATGTCGTCGGTCTTGGTCTTGCTGTTGTACGGGTGACGTTCCACCTGCATGTTCGGGATGCCCGGTGCGCTGAGGCGATACGAGTACATGAAGGACGGGCGGTCGATACTCGGGGTCGGCGGCGCGTAGTACACCAGTACCGATGGTCCCCAGATGGCCCCGATGGTATTGCCGATGTTCTCTTCCCCGGTGTTCTTGAACATGCCGGCCACGTTGACACTCTCCATCTCGAACAGGTCCTTGGCTTGGCTGGTGTTCAAATAACCTCCACCGTTGTTCGTACCGAAGATGATATTTCGGACGTTCTTGTGGCGGCGGAAACCATCCCAAGCCTTGGCGCCGAAGATCATGCGGTTTGGACGGTAACCCGTCGCATAGCGCACGTTGTCGATGGCGGTATTCAGGTCCACCAGAGGATTACCGTCACCTTCGACGGTGCTCCAGATGGAGCTGACGGCGGCACTCGACCCCACGTTGGTGGTCGATGTCACCTGCAGGCTTACCCGGTTCTCCCAGTTCAGTTGCAACTTCTCGGTCAGGCGCAGTGCCTTTCCTTCAATCTCGCGGGTGGCATATACGGGGTCCGCATTGCTGCGGTCCTCTATGGTGACACCGTCTTGGAGAGCGTAGTTGTTGCAGTAGTACAGCTGTGAGCTGACGTCCGAGGTGTAGCGTTTGGCCTCGGTGCCCGGTGCACGGCGGTCATCCACTACTCTCCATCGGTCGCCCTGGCTGAACTCGATGATGGAGCCGGATTGTTTCATGACCGGCACGACTGGCGCGATCACGTCCGCGATCATCCCTTCCTGGCGATAATCGATGATGGTATTGGACAGCGGGAGGTCGAGATAGAGATCCCGGCCCACGGCTGCAAATCTGATCTTCTTGTTCATTGAGTTCTCCTTAGGGTCCGCTGGATACGCCAGTGGCGGCGAAATTGAAGAGGCCCTCGACGGTGGCGCCGGAAGCCGCTGTGGCCAGTGCGCGCCCGCATGGAGCAACTGCCCCAACGGCCGTGATGAGGTAGCCAGAGGTAGTCACGATCAGACGTGCGCCGGCCGTAACGGCTGCTCCGGCAACGCCCTTCATGTGGCCTTCCCAACCGACCTGAGCGTCTTCACCGCTTTTCGGCTTGTTCTGCAACAGACCGATAGCTACGGTTCCGGTAGCGGCGATGGTGCCACCGACGGCGACGGCCTTGTACTGGGCGCCCGTACCGCCGCCAGTATTGAGGTCGGCACCAGCGGCGAGCTGGATGCTTCTGAAATTACCTGTTCCGCTCATGTTATTTCTCCTCGTCGTTGCCGATGTAGGCTTTCGCCAGCTCCGGGTTGCCTTCCATCACGCGGTCCCGTGCTACCGTGAAGGACATCTTGCTATCCTTCGCCTGTAGCCCTTTGGCGAGTGCGGTAATGGCGGCGCCTGGGTCTTCCAGCTGCTTGGCCAGATCGCCTTCGTCGGTGTCGTTACCGCTGCCACCTCCCTTGCCCTGTTCGGTGCTCATCTTGGCCTTGCCTCCGTTGATCTTGATGAACTCGTCGATGCTTTCGGCGGTCACGTCCATGACGGCCTTATCATCGTTGAGTCGCATGAACTTGACCGTGCTTTCGCGCTGGGCTGGTGTCAGGCGCTTGTCTTTCACTGCGGCCTCAAGGCGTCCGGTCAGGTCTTCCCGGTGCATCTTGATCTTGCCCTTTGCGGCCTCATCGTCCGTCTTGGCCTTGTCGGCCTTGAGCTGCTCGTTCTCGGCTTTCAGGGTCGCGTTCTCGGTGGAGAATTTGGCCAGGTCGGCCTTCACCGGAGCGAGGGCTGCTTCGGTGGCTTTCGTCACCGCCTTCTCGATCTCTTCTGGTGTCATGTTGTTGTCCTCGTTGGTTAGGTTGCCCTGTACTGTGCTGAACACTTCCCGACGACTGGCAGCGAGACGCTCGCCTCCGTCAAGGTATGTGGCCAGGTCGGCCAGGGTATTCACTGCCGGGATATCTGCTCCCAACAATGCGACTGCGGAAAGAACATATTTATATTTCTTTCCACGGTGTTCGACGTCTACATCCAATTCCACTGATACATGTCTGTACATCTTAGCGTCGAATGCCTTTTTGACAATGCCCGGCACGTTATCGAAGCGCGCCATGAGCTTGTCTGATTCGTTCACCCATACTTTCGTCACCCATCCCAGGGCCGGGTATCCGTCCGTCATGGGCTGGCTGTCGTTGTGTCCGAACTTCAGCGGCACCTTGTGATTCTCGGCCAAGGCTTCGAAGTTGGCGACGATGTCATGCAGGTCCTGGGTGGTGAATTTCCAGGTCTTGTTCCACGTCCCCGGTGCGAATATTTCTGCGTCTATCGAGTAGAACATTTATCCTCCGAATCCATCCATCGGCTCAATACTCGGGTCTGGTGATCGCTCCCAGGTATCGCGCACGGTGACGGCGATTAACAATGACCGGCAGTTATAGTGTAGCGGTGGCGTGTAGGTTTCCCAAATTGGATCATTCAGTTCGTAGATTTTCTGATCCATGTGCTCGCAGACTTCCGTTGTCCTGCTGTCGAGGATGGCGCTGTATTCAAGCGCCTCAACGAAGCCGTCCATCTCGGGTGACGCGAAGAACTCATACCGCGCCTCGTTGATGGCTTCAAAAACGGATGTCCTGATGGCTGTCGCGGCATGAGGTAGTACCGTGACGCCGAGTTCCTCTTCAACGCGGTTGAGTATTTCGTCGATGGTCCATCCGCCCTTGATGCCGTTGTATAAGACGGTCGTGACCTTCTTCCGTGCGGCGTCGGCCAGATCTCCGGCGATGGTATAAGAACGTGACTCAAGGAACTTCTGAGCGGCCAGATCTGCCAGGCGCATCTCGTCGGCGGCGAATCTCCCGCCTTGTGCCTTCTCAAGTTCCCTGCGTGCATGATCTCCCCCTAAATCCCATCCTTCCTTGAGCCCAGCCTCAGCGGCTTTCCGCACACGAGTCAGTATTTTGGCCGGCATGCCGATGTCGGCGATCTTGTCGGGATTTTTGAACAGGTCCTCGGTACGGATGAATTCCTTCATCGCGTCCACCCCGGCCCGTAGTGCTTCGGAGACTTTCGAGCTGGTCCGCCCGGTGATCTGCGTACCCCTATTGTCGATCACGGCGAAGTCCACGCGCTTGACCGCGCGCGCGAGGAACTCTGCCTTGCGGTCTGACTTGATGCGCTTGGCCCCGATGACTGTTTCGCCCATGTCCGGCTTCTTGCCAGGCGGTTTGGTCGGCTGTTGTCCGGGTAGTGCCGGCGGTATCTGGGCTATGGGTGGAATGGGCTTCCCCGTGGCTGGGTCGATTGCGGCGCCCGGCAGCTCCCTGGGGAGTGCCTTTTCTGGTTTGTCGAGCGGTTCGCCTGCCTCGGGGAAGTCCAAAAGTTCGCGGATATGTTTCTCATCCGCATCGGTGGATGTGACGGCGTTGCCCTTTACGAGCTCCAGCCACGTCTTGATGATCTGCATCTTGAGCGCTTCGCTTAACGGTTTGAACCGGAAGCGCGGGTATGGACCTGCCCCGAAGTTCAATTCACCCAGGGGCTTGAATAGACCTTCGTTGAGAATTTCCTCAAGGCGCTTCGTTTCCGCTTCGAGGGTCCACAGGAATGCTTCGAGCTGGGTCTGTGATTGAGCGAAACTTCCCGTACTCCCTTGTTCGCTAATCCCCAACAGGTTCGGCACCAAAAGGGCTTTGGCGATTGATTTATCATGGACGGTGATGGCTTTTTCATAGGCGTCCGTAGTCGCTGGGTATATGAGTTCCGCGTCTATTCCCGATGGAAGTATTACCCCGGTCTTCGGGCTGAGGTTCTTAATGAAGTTGACCAGGGCGGTGTATTCAGCGCTGGATGCGTTGAGGGTCGTGCCTTCCTTCGGTTGGATCTTGAGGAAGCCCGATGCGTAGCGTTCAAGGAAGACGTTCCAGAAACGGATTGCCATGTCCTTGCTGAACCAGGCTCGATAGGCTTCTCTCAGTTCACTCTGACCGTAATGCGGATCCACGTCCGAGTTCTGGACGTAGTGGATGAATCGGGACATGTCGATCTTTTGCTCACGTCCCTCGAATCGCTGGATGCAGTCCTTGATGTTGCCGTACTCATCCGGGACAAAGCGGAAGGTATCGAACGGCTTTAGGGCGAGGCGCTTTAATCCGACCCACGTCTTACCGCTGACCTCAATGTCCATCTGGACCTTCTCGGTCATCGAGAAACCGTACTGCATGGCGGTGGCTATACCGTTCAGGGAGTCGAAGAATGAGCCGTCCATCTGCTCAATGATCTGCTCGAAGACTCTGATACGCAGCTCCTGTTCATCGGTCAGCGCGCCCTTGTCCTCTTCCTCCAGGTCCTCGGGATTGGTGATATCCTCGTCATCTACTTCGTCTTTTTCCTCGTATTCCCCATCATTGTTCGGGTCTTCAATAGGCAGTCCCGTGATCGGGTCCATACCGTTTGCGTCGAACCTCGCCATCTTTGGCTTGACGATAGGGTTCTTGGTGCCGCCTTTAGCGGTGGGATCTTCGGTCTCGGTCTTGTTCGCTTCGAGGACGTCTTTGGCGTCGTACTCGAAGAACCAACGCCTACCGGTAATGGCGTCGCGTTTGAATCGGACGACGGCCTTCACCTGCTCGTCGGTCATCATGCGCCTATAGACGGCGGCGCCCTTGGTGTTGATGAGTTCGTCTGGGTTGTACTTCTGCCACGCACTGCGTGAGTAAATGAGCGACTCACTCCAGCCAGTCTCGCCTGATACTGCTTTGTTAAGCGCGCCTGTTTCTTCTGGCTTGCCTGCGAACCAACCTTTCATTTTTTCGAGCAAGTGTTTTCTCCCCAGCGCACTTGGATATCGAGCCCACGCACTGATTTAACCACGCTTCCGGTCGCCGCGCATAATTGAATATAGCAGCTTCGGCTCATGGTGATTGAGGTTGGTCGTTCATCGTGTTCGGCAATGTATGCCGCCTTGGCCTTATCGACTTGGTTGAGCCAGTCGATCATGTACTCGGATAAATCATGCTCACCAGTTTTCACCGGCCGACTCCATTTCGCCTATTGCGACCATATCGCCGCTCAATATTTTTGACCTGATGATTGGTTCAAGAGCGTAGCGTATCGCATCCCAGCAGTGCTCATTTCCGTCTTTCACCACCGGCAGTACATCTCCGCTGAGTCTGTCTGTCTTGTATGACCACAGTCGGGCTTCTTCGGCAGTGTGTTTGCATCTCGGATGGATGATGATTTCTTCATAACTGCGGATATGGGCGATGCCGTCCTCGACGCTGCCCTTCCATTTGTCTACGCCTATGATTCTAGGGTAGCCGTGATTCCTGAGGTAGCTAATGGTCTCCGGGCGGGCGTTGTCGCCTCGGATGGTGTGATCTCTCGATCCTGGTATTACTGAAAATCTGTCGGGCAGATCGTTCATTTCAATTCCCACACCGAAGACCTCTGCTTCAATCAGTAGCCTCTTCTGGTATATCCAGCATTTAATCAGTGTAGTCGGGTCAACGCTAAATCCCCAATCTGCCCCGAAGTATGGACCATCCCACACATCTACGATAGGCTCGAATGGCTCGATCTTGTATTTGCCGTGAAGTATTTGCGCGTCGCTGAATCGTCGCGGTGCGCCCTCCCATATCCATTCATACGCATCTGGATTGACGCGCGCCATATAATCCTTCTCTCTACGCAGTTCCGTGGATAGCCAAGGGTTATCACGCCAGCTTACCTTCCGCACGATTGACCCAGGCGGTGGATTCACCACCATGCGTTTGTATGTCGGATCGGATTCGTCACGCGTGTTGAAGCTGACCCATATCTCAGATCCCTCATTACGGATCGTCGGTATGAGAATATCCCAAGACGACGCGCTAACCAGTTCCGCCTCTTCCACCCAGCAGATGTCTATGCCCTCGGTGGATTTGATCTCCTGGATATTATGATGCAGGCCCTTGAACAGGACTTGGGCGCCGATGCGGCTGGTGATGCTGTCCCTGGTAATCATGAAGGCGTCTGACAGCCCAAGCCTGGAGATGGTATCCGACAGGAGTCTATGAACTGAATCCGCGATGCTGTTCTGGTATTCGCGAGTACACAAGACGCGAGCTGGGCGCTTGAGCATCTCCATCACAAGAGCGATAGCCATGCTCCACGACTTCGCGGAACCACGGCCTCCGTAGTAGACCTTGTAACGTGCTGGCTTGAACAGTTCCTGAAAGGCTTCCGGGAGGTGAACCGTGACTGCGTTCACTTCTTGACCTTATTGAATACGATGTTGATCGTTGGCGGAATGAGGGGCGCGCCGTCTGCTCCGGTCAACGCAGTAGGCTTCTTGGTATGGACGTAGGGCGCCGCTTCGGATGCGGCGATACGGCGAATGTCAATCGGGAGGGATTGATCACCGGATATGCCTTGAAGGACTTCGAGAGGCGTGATGCCTTTGGCGGCGGCGATTAACTGGGCGTTGGTGCGTATAAGCACCTTGCGCGATTTCCAGCCTGGCTTACTTCCAGACCTTGGCGCAGTCTCTTTCGTGAATGTTGTCTTGCTTCTGGCCACCCGTAAAATAACCCGCCATTACAGTAGGGATTCACAGTAGAGAATATACGACGTTTCAGGGGTAACGCAAGGATGTTGCCGTGCTACGGTGTCGCGGTTGTTACGCCGGAACCTCATGGTGGCAACTCGGACAAAGCGAGTAAGGCACGCTATCCATCTGACTGATGTTCTCATCCACGGTCCCGAGCTTTCCGGTTCCGCCTCCGTCGAAGCAACAGGTCAGAACGTCTCCATTGCTCCCGATCATCGCCCATCCGTTCTGCAGCCACGGGCAGACTTCTCTGACGGGTGTGCTCACTTCCCATTTAACCTGGCCTGCCCAGTCTACCGCTGAGATACTCGGGTCTGCCGAGATGCCGGCGAGGACTCCATATTTCTTGAGCAGGTTAACGGTTGGCCCGGCTTTCTCGGGTCGATGCAGTGATACCCAGACTCGCATCTGTGCGTAACGCATCGCCAAGGCGTGATCCTCTGTTACGCCGACGCCGTTTGTTGCGAGGATCAGGTGACGCTTGTTTCCTATGGCTTCCCTCGCCTCAAGGCACCACTCCCCGAATTCAGGATGCATGGTGCTTTCACCGATCCCGCAGAGGTTGAGTTCCTGGCCTTGGGTGTTGTCTTCACAGAAGCGACTTACCCATCCGATTGCTTTTTCCCAAGTGCCCCGGCTCATGTGTTCCTTGGTTCTGGCCATTGTCGGGTGGACGCAATATCGGCATCGCAAGTTGCATCGACTGGTCATCTCGATCTGGTGGATGCTCTGGATTTTCATGCAGTTACATTTACCGTAGCCGAAAAAGGTATTGGATGGCGTTCTGATGCTTTTGCTAGCAGAATCATCCACGCCTCACACCGTGCATCTTCCATCATGTCGTTCAATAGTTCCCGTCTATATTTTCTATACGGAGGCCATGTGTGCGGGAGGTACCCATCTTTAATTGACTTCGTTATTGCTGCAAGTTTGCCCAAAGGGTGATCTTCGTAGAACTTATCTACTCCGAGCATATTCCATTTGAAATACGGTTTACGTTCTTTTCGTAATGATCTCCAGAACAGTTTACGCCTCAAGGCAGGCAATGTGTGTAGTAACTTAGCAAGGTCTGCTGCGATAGCTTTGTACACAACCAACGCCTCTGGACTCTGTACGGAGGCCCATTCGCTCATGGCGTCACCTTCACGCACGATAGAGACGTCTGTGGCGCGCGATCATCGTAGTAGCAAATCACCCCGTACTGATCTTGTGGGTAGTGGTTCAGGTACGGATAACCGTAGTCTGATGCTTCTGTTCCGCATCCTAGCAGGGCTATGGTTGCGATTAATGCGAGCGTGGTTTTCATGTTGGGACCCTCAAGTGGCACTTCGCACAAAGCGGGATCGGGTTCATCTCTGTCGGTTTGTTCGTATCATTCACGTTTCCTATGGGATAGAGGCCGTGGGCATCCATGCAACAATTAACGATGTCACCGTTCTGCAGGACGGTTGCCCAACCCTGTGCTAAATATTGGCAGTCGTGTTCTGGCGCCAAGTTCGCCCATGTGACTTGCCCTGCCCAATCGAAGCCGCTGCTGACGAACTGGTGATTGACTTGAACCTTAATGCCGAGCTTCAAGCATCTGTCTACCGCCGGCCCCGCGACCTCTGGCCGGTGTGCGCTGACGTAGACTGTCGCGTCTACTTCCTTGATGGCTTTCAGGGCCTCATCTTTCAAAGCGATGCCGTTGGTAGCCAAGAGTATCCACGTCTCCGGCAGATAGGCCCTGGCGGTTCTGATCATCTCCGGGAATTCCGGGTGAAGTACCGCTTCGCCCATGCCGGTAAGAGATAGCTCTGGGCCTCCCAGCTGGCGCGTCCATCTGAGTGCGTTCTCGAAGGTCTCCTGATCCATGTCTTCCTTTGGCCTTTGGAGCTTCGGGTGTGGGCAATAACGGCAGGAAAGATTGCACCGTGATGATATTTCTATCTGATGGACGGTTGTTATTCTCATGGTTTTGACTTTAGTCAGAATTTTATACTAAGCCCCACCCTGTCATTGTGGATGACCACACCAGCCTCAACGGCGATGCCTCCCAACTGAAAATATGGACGCCAGTCGGCTGGCATTAGATGCACGGCAAGCACATGGGCGGCACGGGTGGTGATTATGAATGTTTTAATGCGCTTATCCGAAGGATGCCTTCCAAGGATTGGATTCGCCTCGTGTACGTCCTTTTTGTTCTTCATGTCCAGGGTTTGCCCGAGATCGACAACGCTCAACCCGATGTATAGGGCCTCCCTGATGACATCAGGCTTTGACCAGGGATCGTGCGCACAGCCTGTGCATGTCACTAATATCAGCATGAGGCTCAGGAGTAAGCCTGGGAATATCCACCAACCGCTAGGCCAGTTCTCGTTGTTTTTCATGGTGTGCTCCTCAATATCCATTAGTTGTACTGCTGATTATTGTTCTCTTATCGTTACATAATGTCCAGTCTTTTCTTACTTATTATGTGGTTTTCCGTTTGTGGCTGTCCTTATATCGTTTCCGTGATTCTTTCCGGCAGGCCCTACACTGACGCTCCCCCTTGCTCCCCAGTACGGTGTTTTCAGGCGTGTACTCGTGACCGTGTGGGCAGTGGGTTTTTGCCCGTTGGCGCTCGCCGTTTTTCAGACCACCGAGTCGGCCTGTTGCTTTTGGGTCTGTGGTGACTGGGTTCACCATGCTGACCTGAGTAATGTATCTATGGCTGTTACCTCTGGCTTCGATTTCTGTTTCCTTTTTGTGCCTACATATCGTCCGTGTTTCAGTGCTCGTTGATTTCCCATTAATGCAGTCCTATATCCGCCGTTCTTCCCGTTCGGATATTTGCGCCGCCACTCTTCCCGGCGTTGTTTGGCGATGCAGGTCTTGCAGTAGAAGCACAGGCCGTCTTTTGTGCTTTTATTGCGGTAGAAGTTTTCTTCGCCGGTGGTGCCGCAGGAACAGGTTTTCATTTCTTCTTCCTGATCGGTCGCCAGTACCAAGTGCCGTACAGTTTCATCTCCCCGAGGAAGGCACCGCAGAGTTTATCGTCCGGCACAAGCAGCCATTCCGCTTTCCCTTTGGCGATCTGTTCGCTGACCCCCAGCTTGTTTGTGTAGGGCATGACTTTCCAGCCGCGCTCGTTCTTGACTCGGGCCTGGTTCTCGTTGGTCGAGTAGTCGGTGGCCTTGTAACAATCACCGCCGCTTGGCGGTCCCTGTTCTTGCGGGTCGATCCCGCCGGCATACGCTGGACTCAGATACCAGACCAGAAGGGCGAGTACGATGATGTCGAAAATTATCCAGCCTATCCAGAATCTCAGGCTGTCCTTTTCCTCAAAAGGGTTCCTTGTCGATAACGACGTTCTCGGGTAGAAACTTTTGCGTGGTTTCATGTCGATCCTTTGGCTTTCCTGCTCTGTTGATGTAGTCGGCCTTGAACTTCTGCATCTGACGTTTCAGGTCTTGGTGTAATAATTCCTTTTCAGCCCGCGTTGTCTTGAATGGTTTACGTGCCCGGTATTCCAGAATGGTGACGGCTCTCTCACCGATCCGTTTTACTTTCCATGCCCGGTACTCCGCTGCCTCGCTCCCGAGGTAGGTATGGCAACCGGCACACAATGCGTCGCAATTATCAGGGTCATGCCTTATCGCCAAGTGTTTACGGCTCTTGTAGTGTGAGCATTGGAGGCTGGCGGTTGGTGGTGTGTACCGCTTGAAACACCGCTGACACGTCCAGTCATCTCGATACCTCACCAGGTCGGAAACCGTCTTGTCTATTGGCGTGCGTTTAATGCCCCATGCCATGTTAGTAGTCACCAATCATCGGAAGTACGCATATCACTTGTTGGCAACATGAACGGACGCATATTGTCTATGATCTCGTCAAACGGTTTGCCAGTACTGGTGTTAATCTCCCAAGCTGCGGCCCACTGGCGCGGACTCATCAATCGCGCCGTATCGTACCTTTCAGCGGCCAGTCGCAATTCGGCCAGTTGCTCCTTTGCCAATGGGTGCTCTGCCGCCACATCATCCAAGTCTAAGTGCGTGCCCATAGTCACTCCTGTTGCCCAACAATTCACTCCAGCAGTTCCATCGTTATCAAATCGTTTCACATTCCCGCCCGCTTGTCTATCCCTCATGCAACCTGTTGTGTATCTGTTCACGCCTGAATATTGGCCCATGCCAAGACAAGATATTCAGGCCACAATGAGCAAAAAACATCTTGCCGCATTTGGCGCACGGCCATTGAACACGCTTCTCGTTCCAGTCGCCGTGCCAGTATTGGTGCCCGTATCTATCCCACGCTATCCTGTCAAATTGGTTCGCCGGTTTCTCTGGCTCCGGGATACCAGTAAACGACAAATCCTCAATGGCGAATGTGTGTCGGCAAAATCGCTGCCGCAGCAACCCAACAAGTCGCTCTAGCCGACTCCCCAGAGCGTGGCATGTTTTCTGTAGCTTGGTCATGGCGCGGCTCAGCTCCATCGTTCTGGTGGCATCCCCGGGTCTTCGTCATCCCACACCGGACCACCTGTAAGCTCCTCAGATGCCCTGTGGGGCGCTGTCTCGGTTTGGGCTTGGTTGGTATCGGGTCCGCGCTTCACGGCTGACGTAGCCTGTGCTCGTCTCGCCTGATCGGCCTTTTGCGCTATCTCCATTGCCTCAAGGGCGGCGAGTAGCCTGTTTCCCTCTGGGACTGGCTTGCCGAGTTCGGCGGCGGTTTCCTGATAGGAGCGTTCCAGCGAGTAGGTCCAGCCGTTATTCAGGAGGCGTTGGGCCTCAAATACCGCGAGGTCTTCGGCCTTCTCTCTGGCCCTGGTGAACTCATCCAGGGTTTCGGTCGGGTAGGTGGATATGCGCCTTGGGTTCTCGGCGACAATATGTTTCATGTGCTCTCCAGTTGTTTCTGGTCTTCGTCTTTCCCGATCTGCGGCGTCCGTTCCACAAAATTTCCCCAAGGCAAGTAGTGTCGTGCGCGTTCTATCGACATCCTGCCCTGCTCGACCGCTTCCCTGATGGCGGTTTCAGTCTGGTGCTGATCTGTTCCCAGACTGGCAACCCAGCGGATCGGTTTGCGCTCGCCTCTGGCCTTGGCGACTTCCTTGTTGTAAACCTCGATAAAGGCCATGCGGGCGGCGATCTCATCACCGTGGATTTGATCGGCGGCGGCGTGTGCGGTTCGCATTTCCTCAGTCCAGACAACCGTCGTCTCTTCGTCCCGTGGAACCATTGCCCATGCCTGTTGTGCGCCGGGCCGGCCGTCGTCGATTCGGCTGATGACTTCGGCGGGAGTCAGTCTGAATCCCTTCACCTCCTGCGCGCATTTTATCAGGGCGGCATGAATGACTGGCTCCGGGTAGCCGTCAAGTACGGTGGTGAAGACATTCACGGCACCGTCGCTCAGGTTGTGTCCTAGGGCTTCGGCGGTCTGGATGATGGCTTGGGCTATGTCGGCTTTGCTCATGGTTCCTCCCCGGTTAAGGCGGCGTTGGGTGCGACAACCCTCAAGAAATCTATTAGCCGAACGTAGGCGAATGGCGATGGCGGCGCGTTGCTCGTCATATACACTGGCCCGTATTGCACTGCTAGAACCATCCCCGATGGCGAGTGATAAAACACATCCATACCTAACAATTGCAGCGTTGCCTTGGCATGAACTGTTTCCCATGCAATCTTTGCAATGCGGTGCCCATGTTCTTCGTGGTCGTGTCCCTTTTCCGGAGTGATGCCGCTGCCGATGTTGTACCACCATGCATCAAATCCTTCTCTGGTTTTTGGCTCTGTCATGGCTTGCTCCTCAGCTTTTCGTTAGCCCTCAATGCTTCAATCTCATTTTCAAGTTTGGTCAGTTCGTCCCGATAGCACACACAATCCCCGATACCGCGAGACTTCGGGCACCGGCAATCGTGCGCCTCGCAGCAGGAGTAACATCCTCGTGTGCTCTCTGCCATTGTCCAGCAGTAGTAAAATTGCCGAAGCAGAGCAAGTTCATGGCTAACAACCCCTTCAACGGGACGCGGTTCGTCAGTGTTGCTCATGGCTTTTCCTCCGCAAACTCAATCAACGCCCGATAGGCGTCAGCCAGTTCCGGGTTCTGTTCATCAAGCATTTCGGTTTCTTCGCCCTCGTCCATATTGATTTCGTGGGCTTCGATGATTGCTTGTGCGTGCTCTCTCGTAAATTCACTCATGGCTTTGCCTCGTATTGTGCGCGCATCCTGGCGATCTGGTCCTGATTGGTTTGGCTCTTATCCAGTTGGCGTGCGTGGGTGGTGGTGATTTTTGTCCCTGTTGCCCATTCCGTCCTGAGTTTCTCGGCGTCTGCCAGTAGTATTCCGATGGCGTGGCATTTGGTGATGTAGTAGCTATTCCCGTGTGTCAGGAAAAAGGCGGCGACTTCCGGCGATTCTTTCCCAAGCCTTTTCACAAGCTGCTTAATCTGGCCGTTCACCTTAGCGTTGCGGATCGGGTCCACCTTGTAGCGCTTGGCGTAGGCGTCTCGGTAGGCGGCCCAGGTGAGCTGTTCGGTTGTGGCAACTTCTGGTTCCAGCTTGAAGCCTTCCTTGTCTACGTGGTGGCCGTTCTTGCCCGTCGCAGCTTGCTGCGCGGAAGATGTAGTAGTCTCTGTAGTAGTCTCTGATGTAGTCTCTGTAATAGAAATCAGGCTTTCCCTGATTTGCAAATCCGTCTTACCCTGATTTGCTAATCCGGCTTTCCCTGATTTGCTTTCAGGCTTTCCCTGATTTGGTCGATCAGGCTTTCCCTGATTTGCTTTGGCATGGTCCAGCATCATTTCTTCTAATCTTTTCTCCAATACGTTCAACTGTACTTTGAAGAAAACAGTTTTATCTCCTCTGCGCTCATCCCATAGTCCTGATTCTCGCAACTTCTTTCTGGCGGTGGCCTGTTGCTCCCACGTCAACCCGATCTCCTGCTCCCAGTCCTCTGCGCTCTTGTAAAACCAGCCATCCGGGTCTTTCGCTTTGGGTGTCCAGTAAACGGCCTGAGATAGCATCAGGGCGGCGTTTATTGATCCAGTTATTGTGACGTAGCTGCGCTGGAACGCGATGGTTCTGGATAGGTCGATCAGTGGGGTCTTGCTCATGCTTTGCTCCTGTTGTGCCAGGGCTTGCGGAGCGGGAGGGAATCACGGATACTTCGTTCCGTAAGTCCCCGCCCTGCTCCTCAAGCTTCAGGCGGTTCTGGCCCCAGGCTTCACGGCTTGGGGCTTTTTACTTCGGGGTCTTTCATCTTAGGCTTCCCTTGCCCCGGCGTCTAGCGTTTGCGTCGCTTCGGCTTTTAATGGCTCTTTTCCTGACCTCGGCCTGGTAGATGTGGAACCTTCGCAATGAGTCAAGCCATTGCTGCGCTGCTTTTATGTCCGCCACTTCGCGTTTGTTGGCGTTCTTTTCGCCAATCGATTCTGTGATGATGCCCTGAACGGTTGTCAATCCTAGCTGTAGGCCACGCTCTATCCGCAGGTTGTACCTTGGTTTGCGGTGGCTCATGGCTTCTTTCCTGCTTCGTAGTCTCTCAAGGCTACCTTTAGTTCGGTGGTTATGTCGCCACCAAGAGGTTCGTTTTTTGCCGCCTCCACCACTGGCCGCATACGCTCGATCTCTGCTTCCGCTGCTGCAAGCCTCCGGGTGAGTTCATTGTAGGAGGCGGATTGCTCTTGGGCTTTGGTGAGTTCGTTTTTCAAATAATCAATTTCGTTTCGATGCCACGAAAGAACAGCGTCAGGGTCATCGAATGATGGACAATCCTTGTGGCTGTATCTATTTCTACTTGTATCACTCATGGCTTTTCCTCCTTCTTCGCCGGGTCTGCTTTGGCCTTGGCAAGCTGGAATATCACCGCAGCGGCGTCTACCGGGAACGGTGCTCCCCATTCCGCGATCAGGTTGATGTCCGAGGCTTCGTCTTCGTTCTCACCGAAGTTCACGCCGCCGATGTACGCCTCGATCTCCCCGGTGGTTTTGTCGCGACCGTAGATGATGCCGATCATGAGTGGCGGTCCGAATGGCGGGTACTGCGTAAACCACGCGGTACGCAGCACGTCTATCCCGTTGTTGGTGGTCATGGTTCCATTGGTGGTGATCATGGCTTTCCCCTCCATCCTATTTTCAAGTCTCTCAGGTTCGTGAGCGCACTGGTGTAGTCTTGGTATTCGTCCCAGTTCCCGGCGCAGTTGTAAACGACCCAGACCCCGTCTGTTTTGCCCTCACGGATTTCCTTGATGATCCCGTTCTCCCATTCCTCTTCGGTGTAATGCGCTGGCTGGTAGCGCACCGGCATCCCTACTTGCAAGGATTTGATGTCGATGATCATTTCTTGGCCTCGTTCGCTCTAATCGTTTTTCCACAGAAAACTGAACTGTTGAAAAACCGCATGTTGATGCCGCTCTTCGGAATAATGAAACACAGTGCGCCAGTTGGAACGGCTGACGTCAACTCAAAGTGTTCGTCCGACCCAAAGAATACGTGACTTGTTTGTCCTCCACATTCTTTGCATGGCGGCCCGCCAAACGGTGATGCAATATACAAACCTTCTGCGCGCAGATCATCCGGGCCTTCAACACCTGTGCCAAGGTAGATTGGCTCTATCTCTTTGCACTTATTGCATGCGTATAAATATTTCGCATGCACCATGTAGTTCCGCCCGGCAACCGCATCCTCGATGGCGCGAGCATGTTTTTTGCTGCTGACTTCATGACCTTGTTTTGTTTTCATGGATTCCTCCCATCGTTTGGTGGTGTGCCTACAATCTCCTCGCGGATTATCTTGACGTTATCGGGTGCGGCAATGCCGATGCCTACCTGCCCACGATCAAGCCGGAGTATGGTGATCTTGATATCGTCACCGATCAAAATACTCTGATTCATTTTCCTTGTTAGGACCAACATAATTATTTCCTCTCTGTGCGTTTCCGCAGATTCAGGAGCTTGGCGATCAGGTCATCAAGCTCATTCGCTTTAACCTTGATCCCGACACGGGAGACATCATGCCAATCAGTTGGCTCCCATCCGGTTATAATGAAACCGTTCCTAACACGGATCGCGGTCTGGCCGTAGTCATCGCCCCACTTTGTGAAGTTGCTTGCCATGTTGTGCTCCTTGTTTATTGTGTGTGAACGGTTACAAGTTTAGTGCCGTCCGGTCGGTCCTCTACATGCCCGCCGAAGTAAGCCGCGAACTCTCCGCCCCCGTCTGCCAGCTCGATGAGTTCATCTCTCCCCGGCCAGTACCCAGTGAGAAGGGTGGCGTTGTAGGTTGTCCGGCCACTGAGGATGCGGTCGAGCATGAAGGTGATCTCTGCATCATTGCTGGCTTTCATTTCGTTCCCTCCGGTTTGGTTTCTGCAAGCACGATCATTATCTCCTCCGCAGCCCTGCCCCATGTCTTCGACCCGCCGGCGGTCGCCTCGATCTCTGCCAAGCAAAGAACTCCGTTCAGCGTTGCACGGAGCAGGTCAATCTCTGCCTTGAGGATTTCTTCTGTTTTCATGGTGCCCTCCGTTGGTGTGTACGCATTGAAGTCGCCAGGCTCAAGGTGAGTCTGGGCGTATTTGGTGCTGTGCTGGGATTGGGTCATGGTGGCTCTCCGTGTCGGTTGGTACTGTAACGATTGAACGACAATTCACGGCAAAGGTCAAGTCGTTACAAATATTTATTTTTACCCCTATTTTTCCCTTGCTTTTATGCCTTTTCTCGGTTTACTATCGTTTCTCTACACACGCACATGAGGAGCATTTAATGTCTAATTCTGCTAATTTGTTGCCCACTACCGCCGCTGAGGTTGATCTGGTAGCAACTCCTACACCGATGACCATGATCCAGATAGCCATACAGCACGGCGCTTCTGTAGACGTGCTAAAGAATCTATGGGATCTGCAAGTCCAATGGGAAGCACACGAGGCGCGTAAGGCTTACGTCGTGGCAATGAATGCGTTCAAAGCCAACCCGCCGATTGTCATCAAGGACATGCTCAATAAACAATATGATTCTCGGTATTCTTCTCTGGCCAATTTCGTCAACACGGTAAACCCGGAGCTGAGTAAGTTCGGCCTCTCTGCATGCTGGCGTCCTGATCAGACAAATGGGATTAGTGTCACCTGCGTGGTAACACACGCTCAGGGACACAGCGAGTCGGCGACTTTGTCCGGCCCTCCAGACGACTCTGGGAAAAAGAATCCACTACAGCAGATAAAATCAACAATCACTTATCTCGAAGGTGCGACGTTCCAAGCCATCACCGGGATGGTTGCCTCTGATGGATCGGATGATGACGGGAATGGTGCAGGAACAACGGAAGTAATCACCACAGATCAGTGCATCGTCATAAACGATCTGCTCACCGAAACAAAAAAGCCCAAGGAAAAGTTTCTCGAACAGTTCAAGTTTGAGAGTCTTGAATCAATCCCGGCGTCTGAGTACGAACGGGTTCTTCTGGCACTGAATGAGCGAAAGGCCAAGATGGCGAAGAGGGCGCAGTCATGATTATCCATGACGTTATACAGGGGAATCCCGAGTGGTTCGCTCTACGGGCAGGGAAGCCGACGGCCTCTGAGTTTTCCAAACTTGTCACCAGCACTGGAGAGGTGTCGAAGTCGTTATCCGGTTATGCCATTACGTTGGCCGGCGAACTGTACTCAGGTAAACCATTGGATGCGTGGGAGGGGAATTCTCACACTGACCGAGGGAAGCTTCTGGAAGGCGATGCGCGGACAATGTATGCATTCCTGAATGACACCGAACTTACGCAGGTCGGGTTTGTAACCGACGACGAAGGGCTTTATGGATGTTCTCCTGATAGCCTCATCGGAGATGATGGCGGCTTGGAAATAAAAGCACTCAAGGCAGAGAATCATATCAAGGCAATCCTGTACTACAGGAAACATAGCCGATGCCCGCCCGACTACATCCAACAGGCGCAGGGAAACATCATGGTGTGTGAGCGGGAATGGTGGGATGTGTTCTTCTACCACCCTGACCTCCCACGTCTGACGGTCCGTATCAATCGCTCTGATTCACTGATCACCGCCATGCGGGAACAGATTAAAAACGTGATTGCGGAACGTGATGAAATTCTGGAAGAGTTAGGACAGATCATCAAGGGGTAAATCATGATCGGGTTACGAATTGGAGGATGTATGAGAGGGTACTTTGAGATTGGAATTTACCAATGAGCTTAAACGTGGCATTGCTGGTAACTAAACCGACAGAAGTATATAGCGCGAACATTACGCACAACCTTGGCGCGATGGCGGAAGAAGCCGGGATTTATAAGCACTTGTGGAGGCCAGAAGAGTTGGGGTTGACGGTGGCAGGAGAATTGATTGAGCCATTACGCGCCGGACTCGCTTTGATGAAGCAAGACCCGGAGCGATTCAGAAAGCACAACGCGCCAAACGGATGGGGTATGTACGAACACTTCGTTCCGTTCGTTGAAGGATACCTCACGGCTTGCGAAGAAACTCCGGGCGCGACAATCTGGATTTCACGGTGATGCCTAACAAGTGATAAAGGAGTAAACCATGATCGAATGGACTGCAGAACGACTGGCGGCGGAACTCTCGAAACGCGGGGAGGAATGGGCAGATACGGATGCTGCTGCTTCGCTGCTAGAGGAAACCAAACACACAGTCCTGTCTGAGGTCATGGCCGATTGGCCGACAGACAGCAATGCTGGCGCCGAGACAAAGGCAAGACGTGACCCACGCTACAGGGCACATCTGGAAAGCATGACCGAGGCTAGACGGCTGGCAAACAGGGCAAGGATCAAGCTGGACAGTATCCGGGCGTTTATCGACCTTTACCGGACGGAACAGGCCACCAAGAGGGCGGAGGCGAATATCAGATGAACTCACCGAGCGAATTGTTGGGCGTAAACGGAGGAACAATGGGAGCAAGCGATATGACGAAACCACAGACATGCTATGCGTGCGCTAACAGTTATTTGGAACCAGACGCACCATATTTGATCTGCGGCTCTTTCAATAGCCCATGGGGACTACATCTCCACTCCGAGCCACTTCCGGAGTGCGGGTGGAGGCTATTTGAGCAACACCCAGGCCGCAATCCCGATGGGAGCCTGAAATGACGTTCATTGACGCCTACAACGAAAAAGCGAAAGCGATCAACCAGACCGCCCGCGAAAAGGGCTGGTGGGACGCAGAACGAAACGACGGCGAGATTATTGCGCTCATGCACTCGGAGCTTTCCGAAGCCCTCGAGGCGCTGCGCCACGGCAACCCACCGGACGACCACATACCGGAGTTCACCGGAATTGAGGCCGAAATGGCAGATGTGATTATTCGGATCATGGACTTCGGTCTGGCACGAGGGCACCGCATAGCGGAGGCGTTGGAGGCGAAGATTGCCTACAACAAAACGAGAGCGCACAAACATGGCGGCAAGGCGTTCTAACAGGTAATTGAGCCTATTGAAACGTCCCACATGCCCGCCTTATAATCGTTCTCAGACGTTCATAATTAGAGGATAGGAACCTATGCCCACTAAACCAGTCTGCCCTGCCTGCGGCCAGCTCGTTCCTGTCAAGTGCCTGTATTGCGGGAAGGTGATCCCTAACCCCCGTATCTCAGCCAATCCCAAGCGTTCCCAGAACCACTGCAATCCTGCTCATCGCCTGGCTGCCTTCCGGCGTCGGCTGATGGAGTCGGAGAAGCGATAGTTAGGTTTAACGATTGAGGGTTATACGACATGGCTGTTTACTTCTTCAATGCTTGGGACGACTACCGGGACATTCTAAAGCCTGTGTTCGGGAATAGGCGCAACTGGCAGCGGTTCTGTTTTGTGCATGACAGGATGCGGTTGAGACTGTTGTGTGGTGCCGTATAACGGCAACCATGAGAGGCGCGAGCCATGACTGATGAAAAGAATCCCGCTGTAACAGAGCGTCCTCTCGATGGGCTTGTTAGGTTACAAGACGCCATACAGGAACTCACTACTCAGGCTACCACTATAGAGAATAGAGCCTCAAGATTAGCACTTAGCGGCGACCCGGATGATTGGTGGAAGGCTGACGCGCTGAGGATTCGGGCGCACGGTGTCCGAACTGCCATTAAAGTGCTGATGAATATGGAACCTAACGATCAGGTTCAAGGGCGCGGTCATGACGGATAAAAAAGAAACCAGTGACACCCCGCGTCCCGTGGAACCTGGGGTTAGGCTGCGTTTTTGCATTAGATGTAACACGCCTATTTTCGAGTGCATGGGTTTTGTTCTAGCCCGCGATCTTCTCGGAGATTTACAGAACATCAGAGAACAATGTAGTCATTGTGCAAACCGAAAAGACCGATATATTTTTATGGAAATGTTGATGCCTAACGATAGAGTTTAGCGGCGCGCTGCTTTTGCGCGTCCGCTAGAACGACTGGTTATAACGCAATGTGCAAGTTTTCAAGAACATGGGCTATGCCAAACGCCAACACCTTCTCGGTGAAACCGATTGGGGAGATGGTTGCGCGGTATTTGCACGGGGTTTCGGTTGATCCGTTCGCCCGGAATAGCGGACTTGCAACCTACACCAATGACCTGAACCCAGAGACTACCGCACAGCATCACATGGACGCGGTGGAGTTTCTTGAGAAGCTGACACAGGAGGGAATAAAGGCCGACGTTGTTATTTTTGACCCTCCTTACAGCCCGAGGCAGATCAGTGAGTGCTACGCCGCCGCAGGCAAGAAGGCCGGAATGGTGGACACACAAAACGCAGCCCTCTATGCAAAGTGCAGGACGGCGATTAGGAAGATTTGCGGACAAGGTTCTTTGGTTATGAGCTTCGGATGGAACAGTTGCGGAATGGGGCCAGGATGGGAAACGGAGGAAATTATGCTTGTCGCTCACGGAGGGGCACACAACGACACTATTTGTATGGTTGAGAGACTTCAAGTTGTTCAGGAGTCTCTTGCGTTATAACGACTGAGGTGTGCGGCTGGCGCAGCCAGTCCGCACGAGCGAATTGTTGGGCGTAAACGGAGGCACAGATGAAACGGAAAGACGAATGCCTTTGCTGTACTAGCCGCCGTTGCTACGAACGGGTGGTAGATGTAAGCGGTAAGACATACGACGAGGTTGCATGCCTGAACCACGTTAAGGATTTGCACATGCATTCCGACGTGACCGCCCCCGGTGTTGAGAAGCACTTTATTAGCAGCACAGGAAAACAGAAAAGAGGTGTGTAATTTATGACGCCCAACGATGCCAATGAGCCGCGCCGCCATGAAATCTAAGAAGAATCGCGCCGTCCCCGGCGTCGGCTCGATTGGCCTTGTTATGTTGCTCTGCGACAACACTAAATGCCCGCGCAAAAAGAAAGTACCGTGGGACGACACGATGCCAGAAGGCACGGCGACGATTGTTACACAATGCCCGTGGCATGCCGGAGATACCACAATCGAGGACTACTACGACGCCTCCGGTAGGTGGTGGGGTCCGGATGGATGGAAAGAGAAACATAACTAGTAATTAGGCGACAAACTGCGCCTAAATAGTTGACTGGTTTATAGGGTTATAATAAAACTTATGACACACACACAACTGGATGAAGCGCGTACTCGAGTCAAAACCTGATACTGCCACCGATACCGACAAATCCGGCTCCTGATGTGTCGTATGTCCCAGTCAGCCCAAAGGCCACTGCCTTAACCCGGAATAGCTCCGCATCGCCCCTCAGAAGCCACACAGGGCCGTTTGTGTCCGTACCC